CTAACCACTTTGTGGACAAATATATCAAATATATTTTCAAGCGCTTGGAATACTTATATATCCAAACCTCTCTCTGATATATGGACCTCTATAAGTAAGTGGTTCACTGACCTCGGAACTCATGCTAGTGATTCTGGAAAAAACTTCATAAAGATGTTGGTAGACGGTATCACATCTGGCACGGGTTCGATATGGAATGCAGTAGTTGGCATAGCCAATACTATATGGAAGGCCCTTGGATTTCATAGTCCTGCTGCTGCTGGTCCTGGTGCGGACGCTGACAAATGGATGCCAAATCTAGTAAATATGCTCAGTGATGGCATGAATTCCAACGTTGGCAAGATCCAAAGCGCCTCAAGCAACATCATCTCCAATATCGCAACACCACTCGGCAAGCTCGGTTCAAGCGCTCTAACATGGTCTACCGATATGATGAATAACTTCGTGAACGGTATACTCGCTGCTGTCAATGCTACAGGCAATGCAGTAGCGCAAATAGCGAGCAAAATAGCAGCTTTTCTACATTTCAGCAAACCTGATACCGGAGCGTTGGCGAATTCTGATACATGGATGCCAGACTTCGGAAACATGCTCAGCACAGGCATCACTAATAGCGTTAACAAAGTACAAAATTCTACTACAACTCTTGTTTCGGGTATATCATCTAATCTAAGCAAAATGGGAGCAACTGCAGCCAATTCAGCAGCAAACTTCATAAATATGCTGGTAAATGGCATCAATTCCGGTACGGGTTCGATATGGAATGCAGTGGTCAACATCGCAAACACAATCTGGAAGGCTCTTGTCTTTCATAGTCCAGCTAAGGCTGGCCCTGGTGCAGACGCCGACAAGTGGATGCCAAATCTAACATCTATGCTCAGCAATGGCCTTAACTCCGGTGTGGGACAGGTACAAAGCGCTTCGAATAATCTAGCATCTAGCATCAAGACTGCTCTTGGCAAACTTGGAACCAATGCACAAGGCTGGTCTACCGATATGATCAATCAATTCGTGAAAGGCATACTCAGTGGAGTAGGAGCAGTAGGAAATGCTGCAGCTCAGATAGCAAAATCAATAAGTGCCAATCTGCACTTTAGCAAGCCTGATACCGGACCTATGGTGGATGTTGACAAGTGGATGCCAGACTTCGGAAACATGCTCAGTTCTGGACTCATTGCCAACCAGAGCAAGATACAGAGTGCAGCAAAGACTCTTGCAAATTCGATATCAGTATCGCTTAATCCATCGACTCTCAATGCAAATATCAATTATGCTGCTCTCGCTGGCAGTAAAGCAATACAAGCAAGCACAGCAGCTCAGCCTATTACTGTGCAAGTCACGCCAAATGATGTGTACATAGACGGCACCAAAGTTACCGATGTTATCGCAACGCGTTTCGCAAGCATGATAAGAATGAAAGGAAATGTAAGAGGCAAATGACAGTTACAAATCTCACTGCTACCATTTCTGGTACATCTTATCCTGTGCTGAATACTACGTACACTCTTGATGATAAAGTGGATGAGAGGTCTACTGTTACTCTATCGATATTCGATGCAAACGGCACTTATACATTTCAATTCGGTCAACCTATCACGATAACAGATACGCTAGAAGGCATCAAGTTTACCGGATTTGTCGCAAAGCCTACCGCTGTTAAGTATGACGCTAATGCAGCTTTGAATTGGACGCTGAATTGTGTAGACAATGAGTTCTTAGCAGGCAAGAAGACAAGCAATAGGATTATCACAAACCAATATGCTGGTATTGCTGCTGTTAGTATGGTTAACGATTATCTGTCGCAAGACGGCGTAGTGGCGAATTATGCTATCCGTGATGACAATACACAAAATGAATTTGCACAAGGAACACTTTCGAATACAGTTGCAACGAGTAACCTTGGGGGTGACTTGGAACTTGCGCTTGCTGGAACTACAACCTCATACACTAGAAGCAATGTTTCTATAGCTAATTTATCTCCATCCAGTATCTCTCCTGTTATTAAATTCGTTGGGACATCTTCACAGGGATATAACAATAATTATAGTTATAGAATGATTTATAGTTCAGGGAGTATTGTTATTGCAAGTGGCGATGCACTTAACTACGATCTCTGGATACAAAATAATTCTCCTGAGATAAAAGCAGGTGTGGACTTTGTATGTACAGATGGAACAACATTTAGAGATTCAACGGGAGCAGGCAATGATCCTCAAGGTATAGGACCACATCCAAATAATGATTTATCCGGTTATGCAGATCAAAATGTATGGTACCCAAGAGGCTTTGGGATATCTGCCCCACTGATTGGTAAAACGATACAATATTTCTCAATAGCATTCGAAGGTGACACAAAAGGCACATATACAGCATATTTTCGAAATATCAAATATGCCAGATCAAGTAGCACAATAGATATATTTGATAGTACACAAAACACCTTACAAGCAAATGCTCAATTGCAAAACAGGGGATACTCTAATGTGTCAGCAACAGTAGTACAGGCTTATGATAATCTATTTTCTCAGGCTGTAGATACAATTTCAATTGATAGCGCAAAAATAGTTAAATCATCATATATAAACTGGAAAATCAGTAATACTGCAACTGATCCTGCAGTATATAATGTAATCCAATCACAAATAAATAGTGATCCAAATGGTATTTTTGCTGATGTTCAAATGTCAATCGATAATGGTGCAAGTTGGCAATCAGTTAGCAATAATACCGCTATCCCAAATTTGCAACCAGGCATGAGTGTATCAGGACGTAGCATACGATATCAAGTAGATCTGCTTCTTGGACCTGATCCTACAATTGCTCCCCTTTTTTCCTACGTTAACATCCTCGTTCAACCTGCTTATCAAGCAACAAAATCAGATAATATTTATACTGCAACTTCACAGGCTAACTTCAATGGAGGTACTTATAGTAATACACAAGGTTTGTCTGGAGGGGGTGTTACACTTACTGGTGCAACTCGCAACTGGGATGATACAGATCAAAGCAATCAGACAAATTTTGGTTCAAATACTGACAATCACTTCATTACTCTAAGCAAATTTGTAATGCAAACCGCAGGAGCAACTGATGCACGCAGTCGTTTTGACTTTGCTGGTCAATGGGCAAACTTCATAGCAGAAATAGATATACAGGTTTCCGCGAATTACACCGTGGGGTTGGTCTATCGAACGACAAATTGGGGCAATAGCAATGACTCATATGCATATGCCGTAAGCGTAGGACTGACAGCTATTTTGTTAGCAAGAGGCAATAACAGCACAGGATCAGGCAGCTTCACCAGCATATCAAATATTACAACCATCAGCTTGGCCGAAGGAAGCTGGCATAGGCTCAAGATCATTGCGAATGGCTCAAATCATCAGGCATTTCTAGACGGTGCTCGCTATATAAACTCAACAGACAGCACATATACAGCGGCAGGATACCTCGGTTCACGAATTTACACAAGTGGCACTCCAGCAGTCACAGGCTATTTTGATAATTTTGGAGTTGTATCCTCGCTTACTGGTCAGTGGACAAGCCCGAGCATCTCCCTAGCCTCTCTTGGCAACTATGGCACAAGCATGATCCAATGGGATATAAATAATATTCCTGATTCGTGCCAAGTTGCGGCTGTAACATCGATTGATGGCGGCTCCACCTATCAAGCAATTACCAACGGAGGTGCAATCTCAGGCCTTACTAATGGTCAATCGCTTTCTGGTAAGAATTTGCTTGTCCAGTTGCAGCTCACCGCAGGTGATGCCACGGCTATCCCAACTGTAAGCGGAGTAACAGCCTGGGTACAGGGACAATACAATGCAAGTGGAACGCGTATTGCTCCATTCCTCTCTCTCTCCAATGCAGGCATAGCAGGATCAACGCTTGCAGCTTGGACCGCGACTACACCAACGAACACGAGTGTCACGCTGGCTACTTCCTTAGATGGATCAACATACACCAACGTGTCCAATGGTGGTCAAATCGCTGGCATCACATCACAACCCAGCCCGACTCTTGATACATTTGATAGCAATTCAAGTCCTAATTATACCTCTACATTTGGCAATGGTGGAAGTGCAGCACCGTGGTTTTGGGACACACTCAATAGCAGAGTAACGGTCACGGGTGGATCGTTAGCGCTCCTTCTCTACAATAGCGTAAGTACATCAAATGTTGATATAGTTGTTGACATGGATCATGCGGATATAGGTGGCATTATATTCAGATGTTCAAACACCAGTAACTACTATGAGATTGTTGTTAATGATGGTTCTAGTTCAAATACTCCTAATAAATTGGTGCTTGCTCGTATGGCAGGTGGTACACGCACATTCCCAACGCAAGGTAATATTACCTTCACACGAGGCAACAAGTATCGCATTCGTGCAACAATGGTCGGCGGCCTGATCACAGCATACTTTGATGGAGCGCAGATTTTTACATACACTGATGGATCACCTCTGGCAGCTGGTCAATGTGGTCTGGTCTCTGATACAGGCACATCGCAATTCTACAATCTCAGGATACAGCCACAAGGCGACAACCTGAGCGGCAAAATCGTGTACTCGAAGGTAACACTAAATTCCACAAATCCTACTGCTACGCCACAGCTTACAGATCTTACAGTAGCAGCATTAAATCCAAATATCGGCATAGGGAGCTTAGTGCCAACAGCAGATTACACTAATACCTATATTTCAGACAATATCAATGATCTTGCCAAGAAATCAGACTACACATGGTTTATTGACCAGAACCTAAACTTCATATTTCATCCGCGCGTTGCACAGCCAGCACCATGGGTACTACAAAGCGCAGATCAGTATTTGCTCATAGACGGGCCGCTCACTGTGGACTACTCAGCAGACTTGTACCGCAATGAGATGGTCTTGGACAATGTGATGGCAACCAATACGAACAGTGAAACCAAAATTGGAGATGGTACAACAACGTCTTGGGTGCTTGGTGGCAATTTGGTCAGTCCTCCTCCTCTCGTTTACGTGAATGGTCAGCTCCAGACAATCGGTATCAAAGGCCTCACAACGGGCATGAATTTCTACTGGACACCAGGAAGTCCTGCTATCGATCAAGACGCTTCAGGAACAGTCTTACAGCTAACAGACACTATATCATTTCAGAATTATACATATCAATACTTAACAAGCATCACTGTGGATAACACTAATCTAGCCAATACAGTCACACAAAAGCAATTTGCACAGATCATGGGGCGGTATGCAGGGACACAAACCGTGCTGAACCTGGCTAGTGCTGCTCACACAGTATCTGGTGATGCTGGAGACCTTGATGTCAGCAAGTATAGACGTATTGCAGTTGACATCAATATTACTGCTGTTAGTGGTACATCACCTACAATACAATTCTTTGTTGATAGAAAAGATGCAAATGGTATCTATTATAATCTATGGACTGACAGCTCTGTAAATGCAACGGGACAGAGATCAGTTACTATTGGGCCTTTTGCTACAATCACGCAATCATTAGGTTCTACTGTGAAGCTTAGGTGGACTATTGCAGGCACAAGTCCAAGCTTTACCTTCTCAGCTTCTGTCATTGGCTCTTTCGATGTGCAGAGCGCGGGCCTGGGTATTGTCGCGGTCAAGGAAGACGTCAGCAGTCAAGCTTTGAATGTCGCGGCCGCGACATTCTACGGAAATACTCTGCTGTCTCGCTATGGCACACAAGGACGCACCATAACCTTCAAGACGTGGCGTACAAATCCGTCGCTCGCTGTTGGTCAGTATCTCCCTGTCTTTCTGCCACAACACGGCATAAATGATGCATCAATGCTTATCACGCAAATATCAACAACACAAGATATAGGTTATCAAGGTGGCTCACCAACACAGGTTTACTGGCAGACTGTCACTTGTACCGAGCAAGCAGCAATAGGATCAGCATGGAAACTATTAGCATCAGCATTTCAATAGAGGTATTATGAGCGCACAAACAGTATACACGCAAGCATCAACATTAATCACAGCAAGCGGTAATAGCGGTGCGCTTACCGTTGGGAACTTTGCTGAGCTAGCGCTAGACGTTAATTTGACAAGCAAACAAGGCACATCACCGACAATACAGTTTTTTATTGATAGATTAGGTGTTGATGGTGTGTATTACAACATTTTCACTAGCACGAGTGTATCTACTACGCCAAATGTCATAACGCAGTCCATAGGTGCTGGACTGAGTAATGCATTCTCGTTTGCAGGCACTATTCAGGTAAGATGGTCAATAGGAGGATCATCAACTCCTGGATACACGTACAGCCTTTCGCTTATCGGCAAGTAGAAGTAAAATTAGGAGTAACATGAATGCCAGTCATTGATGGAAATGGCAATTACATATTATTAGAAGGTGTATTTCAAGAATACCCATCATTATCTGCTGGTGCACTGAATGAAGATCTTGTGCCAAAAACTGATATGAGCCAGTATAACTGGTTCTCACTTCAGATTGGAGGGACTTGGGTTGGGGAGCTGGATTTTCAAGGATCAAACGATGGATCTACTTGGGTTTCGACAAACTTTACCCAGATAGGTCTTAATGTCCAATTGCTCCTGTCCACAACTATAAATGGTCTCTTTTACGGTTCTAAAGCGTTTCGGTATCTTCGAGTGCGCATGACTTCCTATACAAGTGGAACTGCAACCGGAACGCTTGAAGCGTATAATGCTGCTCCATCTATTGTAACAGTCGGAGGTAATGTTTCTCTTCTTTACAATGGTAATCAAAGAGCAGCAGTTGCAGCAGGCTCAGGAACAGCCAACGTTGCCCTAAAGGCGTTTGGACCAGGTTATGTTAGTGGCGCTCTAGTCACGGCAACAGGAAGCGCAAACCTTCTTATCTATGATAATCCAAGTGCTGCTTCTGGCGTCGTTATTGGCATCATTCCATCAACCGCAACAGTTGGACAATACTATCCATTCAACATGGTTGCCTATGATGGAATTACAGCAGCACAAGTAAACGGATCTCCTGCTGTGACAGTGGGATTTCTGTAGCAGCACAAACAACAAAGAGTGACTCCATTGGAGCAGTATTAAATGTCAATAAAAGCTTTGCAGGTACAATTCAATTCCGATGGGTAATAGGTGGATCTAGCACTACTGGATATACATACAGCGTTTCTCCCATTGGTAAGTAAAAGCAAATCCAGGAGTAACAGTATTTTATGCATAAAAATGCTCTCTATTAATAAGCATAGAGAGCAAAAGAAAGGAGGTGAATATGAGCAGTAATCTAGAGAAGTCTACCGCCTTCAGGCCACTCCCAAGGGTACTTATTGCCTTTCTTTCTGTTACAAGCAGGGCATGTCAAGACAAGATGAGAAATGTCATTCGATGCATACTCTCGGGTAACAGGGAAAGTATGGTCAATTTGGAAGACATATTGCTCATCAGTTTTTTTAAACTGACTATGACAATAGTAGCACTTGTGATGCTGACGTTTCAGTTGTTCTTGAATTTGTGCAGACGTATAGTTGCCTGGCACTCTTTTTATTCGCGCTCTACGACGATGACAGCCGATACGACTTGCCATTTTACCCTGTTCAGTTTGCCTGTATCGTCTTTGGCTTGCTTTGAAAGGTTCTGGATTGGCTGCTCTACGATCACGTTCTTGCTGACGACGACGTTCTCTGTTTGCTTCCTGCCATTTCCTCTCTCTCTGGAGAGCATGTTCAATGTTCTTAATACGCCATTCCCTGACTCGTCTAGCATAATTCTCTGGATGTGCTTTGCGATCTTGAGTTTGTTTCGCGTAAACGCAAACTTTGCAAGTATGAATCAGCCCGTAGCGCATGGTAGGGTCCTTGTGAAAATATCCTTCGGTAAAGGGGTTGATCTTCCCACAGTCTTTGCATTGCATCGTGGATGGCGCTACTTCTTTGGGTTGTACAGATTTTTCCATATAAATCTCATGTCGGCATGTATAGCAGTAACAATCCAATATATTACGGCCTTCTCTTCTATGGTATGGAAAAAATTCATTGGTTGCTTGCAATATGACCTTACATTTACTACATCGTCTATAACCTTCTGGGAGGATTTCTGTTGTTCTTCGTTTTTTTTGACGACACTTCTTGCAAGTGTTTCTCAGTCCATTCCGCCCTTTTTTCTGGGTAACAAAGAAATCTTTGGTTTCAGGGAAAAAGAGTTCACAGTCTTTGCATTGCTTCTGGGGGATGCTTTGGATGCTTGGTGTGTCAAAATTGAATGCGCACTGAGTAATATTTTGAGGTATACTATTGTCCATAACGGAAATCACCTTTCTGTTATCACGGCTCCGGTTGTTTCAGCAACGCGGGGCCAAAAACATGGTCAATTTAACCTCATCAATTATAGCATAAACCCTCTCCAGAAGCAAGCTTATAGCAATTTATCATGCGTAAATTCTTGCGTTTTTCAATGATGCAACACAGTTAAAAGGAGTAATAGCCTTGTCAGACTTCACCACAATACAATGCGACATAAATTCCAATACCGATGCGTCTCCCACGTGGACAACCCATTTGGCATTTGCAGGGTCCGCAGGGGCTAACGAACTCAGATGGGCCAACACAGGCGGCGGAGCAGCTGGCACTGCATCGGCATCTTGGCCTTACTTCACACGTCCTGCATCAGGAACCGCCGCTGTTCCAGAGATGTGGGCATTCACTGCTGACACAACAGGAACCAAGGTCGCGACTTATGATGGCAGCAAAACCAACTCTAACGTTCTACGATGGAACTGGGACAACACTGGAACCTTTGCAGCAGCTCCACAGTTCTCAGCATTCGGTGATAACACTCACGCGACGCCGAGTGCTGGTACACAACCTGGTGCCCAATCAGGTTCTTCTATCGTCAACGGACAAAGCACTGATACAAGCAGCACCGCGTACCTGAAGATCAACGCGTATGGCAATGGTAGCTCGCAGGCGCCATCAGCAGGTGCGGCGGGCACAACGCTTGCAGTGACTTCTGGTACAGCAGGCAGTGTATCACCAGGATCAGCGGCGTGGCTGTCAACATGGCAGTCGGCGCAAGGGTATTCAAAGTGTTTGCCCTGCTCTACAGCGATGTAGAGGCAATAACCGCGTGAACTGACGGGAAGCCTAAACATCAATGCGATGCATGGTAATCCGCAGCCAAGCTTGGAAGGGCAATGATTTCCAAGAAGGTTCAGAGACTAGTCAGTGAGTCCCAACAATAATCTGACCACGAGTGCGCGGCGGCTCTCGCAGCCGAAAAGATAGTCCGAACTTTAGGGAAACCTAAAGAGGTAGGGGATAAAGAGCCCTTACGGTAACACGAT